AAGTAATATCACTATCGCAAGTTCAGGCGGCAATGCCACTGTGAACATTGGTGGCACTGCCAATGTAGCTGTGTTTGCCACCACAGGCGAATTTGTTACTGGCGTAATTTCAGCCACAGGCAACATCACCGGTGGCAATGTTAATACAGGCGGATTAATTTCAGCAACAGGTAACGTCACTGGTGGTAATGTGACCACAGCAGGCGTACTCACAGTGAACTCAGGTGCAGCGGCCACAGCCATTGTGAATGGCACCAGCAATGCCGTGGGCAATATTGGTAGTTCAGGCACATATTTCAATCGATTGTTTGCTCAAGCAACCACAGCACTCTACGCCGACTTGGCTGAAGTCTACAAAGCAGATGCCGAATATCCTCCGGGCACTGTGCTGGTATTTGGCGGTGATCAAGAAGTTACTATCAGCAACTCAAGTCATGATGCTAGAATTGCAGGGGTAGTATCTACCAATCCTGCTCACGTCATGAACTCAGGACTGGTTAGTGAATTCACTGTAGAAGTTGGCTTGATTGGACGTGTGCCTTGTCAAGTGATTGGTCCCGTTGCTGTGGGTGATCGAGTGGTATCCAGCAGTCAAGCAGGTGTTGCTGAACGCCTGGACATGCAGCACTATCAACCCGGTGTGATCATTGGCAAAGCAGTGGAAAACTACAACGGCACCGGTGTTGGCACAATCGAAGTAGTGGTTGGCAGACTATAAGGTCTGTTCAATCTGACGAATTTTTTGCTGTACAGCGTCTAGATTCACAGTGTTCCACAATCCAGGATGCAAGGGCCTAGGCCAACGTCCTGTGCTGATCCAGGCATAGCCCACATGTTCATGATTTAGTTCAGGCACAAACTCCTGTTCCACACGACACCAGAAGGTGTGATATTCAAATGCCGAATCCGGCGATGTGAATTTTTCAATGGGAATCAGTTGTTTGTACTCAGGCATGGCACCCAGTTCTTCTGCACACTCTCGTTCCACTGCTGCAATTAGTGTTTCGCCGTACTCTACCTTGCCGCCTGCCAGTCCCCAGGTGTCAGGATACTTGGAATCGTTGCGCAGTAGATACAGATATCTGTGTGTGGCAGGACAATAAAACCATACCCCCACTGCTTTCACAATATGAGGTTCCATGCTCCCCCAGCGTACAGGCCGTCAATGCTCTTGACCCATTTTACGTTGTCCCAGTAGTACTGGATACCTGTGGTCAGGTTGACCACGTACTGAGCACCAACATCGTTTTGACTGTCAAATGCTATGATCCATCTTGCACCATTGTATTCCACAATGTCGCCGCTGCGGGCAATCAAGGGCTGAGCCCCGGATCCACTCCAGGCAGTGGGATTGGTGCCCACGTTGGCAGCACTGCCAGTGCTTTCGGTCAGCAGATATCGTTGTCCTGTCACCGCAGCAGGCAAGCCATCTCCTGGAGCAGCGGTTAGTGGATTCACCACAGAGTTCACAGGATCCAGAGTGTTCTGTGGTGCAGTGTCGGGATCAATGTTGAAGATCAACAATCGATCATCTGCAGGATTCACAGCAACAGTGCCCACAATACTGGAATCTGGTGCCCAGGGATTGTCCAAGGTGACATAACTGATTCCAGGTCTGAGAACTCCATACGCACTGACCACTGCTGGCCATGTGATTTGTGGATTTTCCACTATGGGAAAGGTGAACGGTGCCAGGCTCAGTCGATCAGGATTCACAACCTGAGCAGGCTGCAACACCTGTAGTTGTCCATCCAACAGCAGCACTTGATAACTGTATGGAGTTACCTTGACTCTGGTGCCCAGCAGCAGGTCGTTGTCCAGCAGCGCATTGTTGGCATCGCCGTTGGCATCAAAAATAGACGCAATCACACGCTCTACCACACCCAGCTTCTTGACCTTGGCCGGACTTGATATCCAGATTGGCAGGCTAAATGTCAGAGTCATGTTGTCTATGGGATTTTCTGTGCCCACAGGAATAGTTCTTGAACTCCAGTTCACACGTTCAAGATCGCAAGTGGTAAGACTGGTCCAGTCAATGTAGTTGTCCGTGGCCTGTATCTCCAGGCTAGGATTGAACAATGTGGCAATTTGTTCAAACAACTGCATTTTTTGATTGGTGTTGGTGGTCCATATGTCCAAGTTGATTGTCAATTTGTAGGGCACCGGCATCAGGCGTTCAATTTGAAACGCATTGCCCTGTGTGGTTTCATAAGTTTCTGTGCCAGGATCATATGATCGCTGACGAACCATCATTTTGTTCACATGATAGGGTTCTTGCATTCTGGGACGGTCATAGTCCAGTCCTGTGATATGAAAAGTCATTAGCGGAGAAGATGGCAGCGAGTTGGCAGAGTTCTGTTGTATAATTGTCTGTGCTTGACGACTGGCATCACCGTAGCGTATGGGCACACGCACCAGATCCTTGATGCCTTGCTCATCACGCCCGTACTCAACTTCAAACAAGCTGAACATGCGGGTGAATTGCAACAGATATCTACGTATCTGTTCGTCGAAAAAAAACATTTGACTCATTGAGTTGTACCTGGTTAACTGGATTTCTGATATGGCTGTGTGGCTGGGTAAGGATTTGCAGTTTTATTGCCGCCATCGTCGCCGTTGACAGCATCAGGTATCAGAGCCTGACTCAGACTCTGACGACTAGGTATGTTGCCAAGATCAGTGGAGTTCACAGTGTATGTATTGTTCACAAAGCCCGACCGCAAAGTATTGTTGTTGGCACCGGGTGTAAGGTTGGTTCTAACATCACTTTCAATCTTGATCCAGCTGGTGCCGTTGAATCTAAACAAGCGATTGGGGAAATAATCCAAGCGCAAAGCAAACTGTCCAGCAACAGCAGCAGGCGGAAAATTAACTCCAGCAGTCACAGGCAATCCGTTGGGTGCCTTGCCGTCACCAGTTAGATATCCAGCAGTGTAGCCATCACCGGTTGGAGTGTTGCCATCGTTGGCCACAGTGCGGCTGGCATCTGTAATGGTGTAATCTGCGGTGTAGGTTGCTGACTCAGGGTTGGCAGGTGTGCCGTCTGAATTTGTGGCCACAATGTAGAATTTGACCACATCAAATCCCGACTTGGGAACTTCTGCTTCGGCCTGAACCAGAATAGCATCATTCAGTTCCAGATCCTTGGGTCTAGTGCTTTGCCAATCAGCAATGCTGATAGGATTGGTTTTTTCAGTCCAGTATTCTGCATTGGTTATCTCTGTGCCCGGAGGAACATTTTTGTTTGATATGTAATATTTGTCGCCGTATAACACAGTTGTTCCACCTGGATAAAAATTGCCCGGATCCCAGATGTTGTTGGGTTCAAACGGCTGCTTGGTAATGTCATTGTATTCTTGTGCATTGACCATGGGTGTGGCCTTCACTCGCCACAGGTGCGGCAGCCAGGTTTGGCTAAAGCCTTCGCTGGCAAACGATGCATCCTGGATCACGTACCACTTGGGCAGGGCTCTGGGTATGTCACTGTTCAAAGGATTGTAGTCGCGCAAACTGGGCAATTCCAGCACGTCGCCACTCATGAGTTTGCGACCCACGGTGTCTATCATGCGGTTGTAATGAAACGTGATAAACAAGGTGTCGTTGTTCAGGAACAGGCCAAATTGTGTAAGATCAAAATCTATGTCTTGTGCTCGATACACACCACGCATGACATAGATGTCTTGATCGTATTTTCTATCTCTATTTTCCAACAACAACAGATCTTCAATAAACAACGGATTCAGTGTGTCATATTTGGGCAAGGTAGCATCCGGATTGCCTCCGTTGTCGCCCGTGGCTGGACCCAGGTATTTGTGCAGATACACATCGGCCCCGCCCACCTGATACATTTCGGCTATTGTTCTATCAAAAAACTGATAGTCGGCTGAGCGATTGGGTTTGTATAGTGATAATCTGGGCATGGTAATGTATTTATGGGTCAGTTGACCAATAATCCTGTTTGTGTTATAATTACTGCATTAGTAAGGAGTACCATGAAAACCACTGCTCAAACAGCTCGCGCAACTGTGCGTCCATTAAATCCACGCAGCGCCGATACCAAATTCATGGGCGATGAGCCCACCTGGCGTGTACAGCCCATTTATGATCGAATAAGTCAGTTGACCAAGGCGTTTAGCTGGTACAATTACTTTTATGGCAAAAAGGATGCCAGAGACATGGTGGTGAGCTACCTGGAAACTCACGGCCGCAAGAACGATGTGCGACTACTTCGCGGTGTTCCGGATTCTGCACTGAGACTAACCACAGGCTGGATGTGTAGAATGAGCCAGGTGGGCTTGGACTTGACTGAAGCAGAACAGATTCAACTAGACAACATGTTGGCAGAAACTCTGGGCACTACTCAACAAGTAGAGGTGGAAAAAACAGATACAGCACCTGCTAGACAAACAATCCAGGATCGATTGCGGGAAAAACTTAGCGAATGTGCAGGCGAACTAGAAGGCCTGTTTGACGATTTTGTTGAGTCTGGCGCCAAGATGAGTGCAGACATCAAACCCATTACTATCATCCGTGGCAAAAATGTAGCACCACAAATGGTGAACGAAATTGCCACAGACTGGAAACGCAAACTGGTAGAATTTGAAACGGTAATTGGCGGCAAGGATGCTCAACTGGCAGAAGGCTACAGCAACTTTACCAAGATTCAAATGAGAGGCATTGTGAAGTTTTGTGAAGCAGTGATCAATGACTGTGGCGCATACGTGCAGATCAAGAAGGTTGACCGCAAGCCACGCAAGGCCAAGGCCATCAGTCCAGAAAAACGTGCAGCCAAGTTCAAGTTTCAGGCAGAAATTGTGGATCTCAAAATCAAAGGACTTGCTCCTGCAAACCTAGTGGACAAGAGTGAAGCCTGGCTGTATGACAGCAAGAAGCGCAAACTGATCCATGTGGTAGCAGACTCGCATGTGGGCACATTCACTGTCAAGAGCAACAGCATCATTGGTTTTAGCACCGCAGAAAGTGTGCAGAAAACTGTGCGCAAACCAGCTGACATTGTGCGGGCTATGCAGGCCGCTGGCAAGCCCGCTGCTAGAAAGATCTACAAAGATCTAACCACTACAGAGACACAGTTTAACGGACGTGGAACTGAGAACTTGGTTATACTGAAGGCGTGGTAAAAGACTAAATATAGGGCACGGAGCCCCTAATGGTCGAACAACAATCTATTGATTTAATCACGCTAAAAACCAATCTCTTTGAGTATGTGCGCCTACAACTGGGCCATCAAATCATTGACCTTGAACTTGATCCTGCTCATCTAGAAGCAGCGTATCAAAGAACTGTTGGCACCTATCGCCAACGGGCCAACAATGCCTACGAAGAAAGCTACAGCTTTATGCAGTTGGTAAATCAGCAGAACATCTACACCTTGCCACAAGAAGTGCAGAGTGTTAGACAGATTTTCCGACGCAGCTTTGGCATTGCCTCAGGCCCAACAGGTTCAAATTTTGATCCGTTTAGTCAGGCACAGATGAATGTGTACCTGATCAACTTTAACCAATCAGGCGGCCTGGCCACCTACGATTTCTATACCCAGTATGTGGAATTGGCAGCTAGAATGTTTGGCGGCTTTATAAACTACACCTGGAATCCTGTTACCAAAAAACTGCAACTTATCCGCAGCCCAACCGGTTACGGCGAAGTGGTCCTGTTATGGACCTACAATCTCAAGCCCGAAATCCAGTTGTTGGGCGACTTCCAGATCCAACAATGGATCAAGGACTACATGGTAGCAGCCAGCAAAATGATCATTGGTGAAGCCCGTGAAAAGTTTGGCACTATCGCCGGACCGAACGGCGGTGGCACTCTCAATGGTGCAGCAATGAAAGCCGAAGCACAGGCACAAATGGACAAGTGTATTGAAGAGCTCAAACTGTATGTGGATGGAAGTTCTCCAATTACATTTGTAATAGGGTAAATAACGTTTGTTGTAGGATAGCATAAATAGAAGTATGAAAACTATACTTCTTGAGATTATAAACAACGATACTTCCTATAACAAATCTGCCACACGCTATTTGTATAAAACACATCCTGCCCTTTGGCAACAGGTTGTGAACAAAACGTCATTCCTTCCAGATGTAGCAAAAGCAAAACAACGGATATGGCATGTATTAAATGATGTTTATGAAATTCCGTTGTGTCCTGTAAAAAATGTCCCTGTCAAGTGGTGGGAGAATAGATATCTCACTACATCAAGCAGGGCAGCAAAAACCCAACTTCAACATTCTCGCGGCGACTTTAAAAATTTATGGTCTGATGAAATAAATCAAAAACGCAAAATATCAAATATCAGTACGGCAAAAAAAGGAAGAAAATATCGAGATCAAAATTCCTATACTGAACAACAAAAACAAAAGAATGCAATAACATGTTTTGAGAAATACGGAGTTGCTAATGGCAGCCAATCAGTAGATGCTAGAAAAAAAATATCTCAAGCCAGGATACAAAACGGTGCAACCCCATATCATTTACGTAGTTTGCGTAGATTCTATTATGATGCAGTAAAAAGATATACCAAAGAGAGTTGGAAGCAAGATTTTGACAAAATAAATCCAAACAGCATAAGAAGATCAGAAAATGCATTAGATCATATCTATAGTATACAACAAGGGTTCCACGATCATATACCGCCGTATATAATTGGACATTGGACCAATTTGAGAGTTATGCCAATGGTTGCAAATAGTGTCAAAGGTATGCGATGCGATAAGACTCAAAATCAATTATTTGAAGATTTTTTTGCTTGCATAAACTAATATATCATGCTACAATAGCAACATGAGCTCACTTATGATTGACCTTGAAGGCCTGGCAACAGGACCGGACACAACCATTCTTACTATTGCCGCTCAAACGTTTGATCCGTTTGGCACGGGCTGGTACGACAAACATTACTATGCTAGAGTCACTTTAGAAAGTCAGGAAAATCGTGCCATCGATAACGGCACAATTGCATGGTGGGCTACTCAACCCGACCATGCCCGCGAAGAAGCGTTCAACGAACAAGACCGTATTCCTCTGGACCAGGCACTAGACGAATTGGCCAAGCTGATCTGGCACTCAAAACTGATCTGGAGTCAAGGTCCCACATATGACATGAACATTCTTGAGCATGCCTACAAGAGTTATTGCAAGCCTTTGCCCTGGAAATATTTTCAGGTAAGGGACTCAAGAACAGTGTTTAGTTTGTGGCCTGAGCTGCCCCGTCCTGCTACCAGTCATCATGCACTAGAGGATTGTCGCCGTCAAATTGACATGCTGCAAGCCACACTAAAACATCTGGACGTAAAGGAACTAAAATGATCATCGGACTTGTGGGCTTTATTTCAAGTGGCAAAGATACCATTGCAGATTATCTTGTGAACATACATCAATTCCGTAGAGAAAGTTTTGCCAACACACTCAAGGACGCTGTGAGTCATGTGTTTGGATGGAACAGAGAACTGCTGGAAGGCCGTACCAAACAAGCCCGCGAATGGCGGGATCAAATTGATCCTTGGTGGGCAGAACGTTTAAAACTGCCCAAACTAACTCCACGTTGGGTGCTGCAATACTGGGGCACAGAAGTTTGTAGACAAGGCTTTCACGACGATATCTGGATTGCCAGCCTGGAAAACAAACTGCGTAACTCCACAGACGATATTGTGATCAGTGACTGCCGTTTTCCCAACGAAATTAAATCAATCAAGGCAGCAGGCGGCATTGTGGTGCGTGTGACCCGTGGTCCTGAGCCTGTGTGGTATGATGCAGCGGTCAGCGTAAATTACGGACCCGACGGCAACTCTAACTGGAGCATCAGCAAAGGCAAGCTGGAACGCAGTAAAATTCATGCCAGCGAATATGCCTGGGCCGGCACCAAGTTTGATGCTGTGCTGGACAACAATTCCAGTCTAGATCACCTGTATGAGCAGGTGCAACAG